TTATTATACTCCCTTGAGGTATATCAATATCATAAGGCCCTGCACCCGGAGTTGTAGCTGAAGAACCTGTGCCTCCACTTAATCCGTGATATACTTGAACGGGAAAATCATTTATGTTATTTTCAACTGTAGTTAATCTACCCGGGCTAATAAAATCATTTTCACCAATGACAGCCGCAAAATCATTTGCAAGTATTTTCATATATGTTCCTGCGGGTACTGTTATACCTGAAACAGTAATGAAGTTTTTTTCCTGTGCTTTCTTTTCAAGGACAGTAGCATATCTACAGTCAGACATAAATCCATTTGAATCTCTCTTAACAATAAGCCTTGACCCCTCCTCAACCTTTTGAGCATTCTCTCCCTCTAAAAGAAAGAATGTGTTTGATGTAATTGAATCAAAGAAATATATGTTTGAGTACACAGTCTCATAACCTTCCCTATCAGGCTTCAAGCAAAACTTGTAACGTGTGGCAAACGATGGTGCCAACTGTTGAGTTGGTATCGTTACCTTAATTTTATTCTGAAGATATGCATTACCGCAAGGGATATTAACTGAGTTGAACTCGCTAACTAATGCTGTAGTTGACCTATTAAACTCATCCATATATATGATACCCACCTCATAGTTTCTATTGCTATGAAGGCTTAATGCAGATGGTGAAGATGATAGTGTTACAGCTACATTTGAAACAGAAAAATACTCATACGCATTTAGCGTAGGGGTTGTAGTATTATTTACCCTACGCATTGCAAGCATAGTAAGCTCAAGGTTGTCACTACCAACTGAGGAACCTATCAGTATAGGCTGACCGTCAGCACTCTGACCTGAGGCAAACTTTGTCCACGTTGGTGTGGTGCTTGAGTCAAGAACCGGTGTAATTACACAGTTGTAGTTATCCGTAAATGTTGTCCCGCTACACGAGGTAGGGTTTACCGCATCGAACACAGGTTTTATATTCAAAGCAGTACCAATCTTATCTATAAAATCTGTACTTGTTGCTAAGTCGTTTATTGTAGCAAATGTAGATGGAAGAATATATCCAAATGAAACAACTGTTGTCCCTGAATTTTCAATAGGAATATCTGTAGGTGACGCTGTATTTGAGAATGATTGATGTGTTATAGAAAAAGTAAAAAACAATTCACTACCCGCTGTTAGTTCTGCATCTGCAAAATCAATTGTTAACTTACTATTAGGTACAGCTACACTTCCGTCAATTGTAAATGTAAAAGACGATAATGACGTAGATAAGGACTCAACGCTAATCTCATTAGATGACAACTCAGCGGTATACTCTAGTCTTGTTAGGCTGCCGTTTTTATCCTTTAGGTCGTATCCATCAACGTAGTTACCATACACCAACCTATTACCCATAACTGTCTGTGCCTGAGCAAAGCGTGGTACGTTGTCAAACAATCGTAGTAGCTGTGAGTCAGGTAATACCGTAAATATCTTGTTGCTATTAAAAGCAAAGGTGTAGTCAGTGTTATCTGCAAGTCCATCCTGTTGCTTGTCAAGCTTTTGTATAACCTTTATGATACTATTACCCGACTCCTTGAATAGCAGGTCTACACCAACAACAAGTGGGCCACCTGAGTTGTATGTTATGATGGCTTGATTCTTTGAGTTAACCATACCCTCATTAAGGAATGATTCTGTAGAAAACAAAAAGGACTTGGGTGTAAATGCAGGCTCAGAGAACTGTGAGGTCGCTGAGTATTGGTTGTCTGCATACTTATACCTGTATCCAAAGCATATGAATCTCTCCTCTAGGTAGTCCTCCTCCCCCGGAGTAAGATTCAATGTGAATGTCGGTGCCTCTACAGGCGGCTTCTTAATTACAAGAAGTTCCTCAGCAGTAAATTGGTCTACGTTTCCAACAGGGTTTTCATAGTTTCTTTTAACATTTATAACCCTAGGTGGGTTAAAGTCATCGGTAAAGAACAGTTGATCCTCCACCAAGTCAATACCTGTAACTAGATACGTTGGGTTAAAGTTTAGCGTTGTATCTGATGTTGAGCCATCACGAATACTTATAACGTGATACACCAATGCATCAGTCTTCAAGTCTATTGATACGATTAAATCAAGCTTTCCTGTTGCACCAACACTAAATGCAGGATCGTGTACAAGCCAATACAATGTCTCATTTGCACCATCGTCAAGGACACCTATACACTTAGCACTATTACTCAAGGCTGTTCCGTTATACTCTAGTGTTGTCACCTGAGTGTTACCCTTTGAGTTCTCAACGGAGCCTATCTCTGATGCCTCAGTAGACCCAAGCCTTACATTCAATGCATCAATATACTCACCGTTAGGCACAAGTCTTTCGTCTACAGACTTGTTCATCTTGCCTGCTATAAAGTGTCTCTTTAAATTCGCCATTTACTTCATCCATTTGTCCCGACCTCTTAGGTTCTGTAGTAACCTACCGGGATGAATATTACTCATTCTAATCTTTGCATTACGTAATAGTGCTGTCTTATTTCTTCTAGCCCTATTAATCATATACTCCTGAACACCATACTTAGAGTTCTGTAGTGCATATGTTATGTATGCATAGATATAATCCTCAAAAAGTTTGTTGACACTTACCAACGTGTCATCACCATTCTCCATACCATCAGACACATACTCAAGTATGCACTTCTCGTCAGACATTGATGAGTCAAAATTTATTACGCCTGCCTGTCTATCTACTCTAAAGGTAGGGTTAGCATTAGCTGTCTCCGTGTTAAGCCCGTAGAACGCTCCTATGCCGTAGTCAAAGTACCAATAACCATCGTAGTTGTATCCCAACATCCCATTGAACTGACTAGCCTCATTAAGATATATACTCTTCTTCGTCCCACTGATCCTGTCTAGGTCTAGGTTTGAATACTCAGGCTTTAATATATTACCGTCCTGATCGAAAAGAATCTTAGAGTTATTATCTTGAAGGTATGAGCCCGCACTATTTACCTGAATATTCTCAGTCATTGGCCTTAGCAAACCATCCTTATATAAAGATATTCGAACCCAATTTACAAAGTCAGGAGGTAGGACAAACCTTAGGTTGTCAGACACATCCAACTCCAATACCTTTATTTCCTTGAAGGCATCATAGTTTAGTTCCTGTATACCACGCTTGGCGTGGAACAAGACCTTGTATCTCTCCTCGTTATTGATCATAGAGTGATTACCCGTATACATCAACATATAGTTGTTCACTATATCATATAGGCTAACGTACTGATAGGAGCCCCAATTAGCATCCTCAGGATTCTTACCGTTATTCTCGTAGTATTCGTATTGTGATATATATGCCATTATTTTTCTAGTTGGTCGTTATACTGTTCCTCTGACTTACCAAACTGTACCGCCTGAATCTCTCTAATAGACATACCTGCGTACTGAAGTATCTTGTTTACCAATTCAACTTGGTCATCGAGACTAAGCTCAAAGTCTTGGAAGTCTGCCTGACTTGAATCAAACACAGGCTCACCGTTTGTTAGTGTTACATATGTCCACTTAGGGTCCTTAGGATATCTTATATACTGACAGAGTACAGCCGCATCTATGGTTGATGGATACGTTGTTAATATATTTCCTTCCTGAGTGTATGCAGGGAATAATCTATTTGGTGCTGTAAGCATTGAGTTGCCTAGCATAGTTATCTTGCTATGCGTAACCTTCTCAAGCTCATTCTGCTTAGGTCTAAATATAACATACTTCGATCCTGTCACAGTAAATATTGTGGACGAAAGCCCAAGTATTGTCTGAACCCCCGTTGTAGTTACTGTAGCAATACTATCAGGGGTTGCCCTTGTATTACATACAATATCTCCTACAGCTACACCATCAGTAACAAAAGTGGCGGTGCCATCATCTAATGAGTTGGGGTTAGTAGCAGTTGTTGTACCGCTAGTCACAATGTCTTGATATGCTAATACCTTGTTGATAAGATAGTAGTCATCACCTGTTGTGGTTGATGATGGTAGCTGAAATGTGTTTGCTAGTCCTAGGTTGTTAGTGTTCGTCAAGAACTTAGTCTCCGAGAACATCTCAATAACCTCTTCATATCCCTTCTTGATATCAGCGTATCCGGTTCCGGACTGTCTAGCATTCTCCTTGTTTATCTGATAGTTATAATTGAAAAAGTAATTATCAAATATATCTAGCTGTGCCTGCTTAGCAAACAGGTTAAAGTCTGATGGAGAGATGTATCCGTAGTTGTTCTTGTTCAGTATAGATAGAACTGTATTTCTTACTGAGTTAATCATTCGTTATCTTCTTTACACAAAGATAAGCAAAAAAAAAGAGGGCTCCTTAAAAGCCCTCTAATGTTACTTTAATACTGAATCGTATTAAGCGATAGCAATTCCTGTAATAGTTACTGCTGCTCCTGAAGATACAGATAAACCTGCAAGGCTAACGTCATACTTTGGATTTGTCCAAGAAGTCTGAAGTGCTGCAATTACAGAGTCCTGAATACGGTCTCTTACAGTAAAATTGTTAGCAGCCATAGCCGCACCAATAGTCAATGTAACAACATCCTGTGCTGCTGCACCTCCGTAAGTAATAGTAACCGTAGTAGAGCTCGCTTGCTCGATTAGAACAATACCATCAACAGCAACTAACTGTGCTGTCTCTCCTGTCGC